CTGCAGCTTTAGCTGTAGTAGCAACCTTTGCAGCAGTAGCAACACCTTTAGCTGCGTCTAAACCAACAACAGCGGCTTTAATACCCTCACCAGCAACTGGTATTGCAAGAGCAGCTGTAGAGCCAAGATTAAGAAGACCCATACCAAACTGACCAAGTGCACCAAGTACGTTGCCCTTAGAAATCTCTTTACCTGCAGCACCAAAGTTCTGATAACCAGTAAGAGTGTTAAGAACAAAACCACCTGCTTGACTTGCAACAGAAGGCCCTGAAGAAGTTGTTGGTTTAGTTGTAGCAGTTGGAGTTGCAACTGGGCCAATAAAACCTTTATCTCCTGGCTTTAATGTAGTTGTAGACGTTGTTGCTTTAGCTGGAGTAAATGTATCTGTCTTAGGTGCAGATGATGCTGGAAGAATGTTTCCTTTTTCATCAACGTATTGCATTGATGAACCAACATATTGCAAACCAGGCTTTAGTGTAGTTGCTGTAGAAGTTGCTTTAGTTGGTGTTGATGTAGAACCTGAAGCGGAAGCGCGTGCATCATCAGCAGTTTTTGCAGCTGCTGCTTTATCTGCAGTTGTTATTCCAGAGAATTGAGAAGAAGAACTAACACTTGGTGCTGGTGTTGCAGCAGGTGCTGGTGCAGCATCATAGGCTGCTAACTTTGCGGCTGCTGCTTTAGCTGAAGCATTCATTAAGCCAAAGTCTTCTGTTGCATTTGATGCACGAGACTGTGCGGCGGCGGCTGCGTCTACTAAAGCTTGTCTTTCTGCTGCAGCGGCGGAAGTTGCGGCTTTATCAGCTGCGGCATTACCTGCTGCAGTGTTTCCCTTTTCACCTTCGCTTGAAGACGTTGTTTGAGTGGCAGGTGCAACAGGTTCATCTGCTTTAGCAGATGCGGTATATCCTGGAGCAACGATGGGTCCAGTAGAGTTTGATGCTTCTTCTGCTCGTCTCCAACTTGAGTAACTTGCAGTTGTTGCAGCAGGTGCAGGAGCATAAGGTGAACCTGCTGCAGCTAAAGCTGCGTCTACTTCTCTATCAGTGCGTGCACGAGTTAGTGTAGATGCTGGTGCAGGAGCGGCTGCGGTCTCTACTGCATTTGCAAAAGTACTAGAGCGGCTAGGTGTTGGGACGTCTCCGCCATCAATCATTGCTGCTTCACGCATTGAGGTTACCTCGTATCTTGATTACGCTTGGAGCGGTTGAGTGCGTCCGACGCTTCTTTAGATACATTGTATCTTCCATAGCTAGGCTTAGGACCATTAAACTGGCCACCAGCTACATAACGAATATCTTGGTTCTTAAAAGGCCCAAAAGCTCTTTCAGCTCTTGTACGTCCCCATGCTGGGTCAGATTGCATTCTTATACCCTCTCGTACCTCTGTCTCGTAGGAATTCTATGTATGAGTCCCCAAGCAGCTTAGAGAGTTTTTCATAGTTCTCATAATGCTTCTCCTCGAAGTGCGCGAGAAGTTGAGAGGTTGTAAAACGTGCGTTTGCGCATCCGTTGTTTACATCATCCCATACTACTTTTGCAAAGCGTGCAGAAGAGCTACTAGTGTCAAGTTGGTCAAATAACCAAGTGATGTAGCGCATTACCGTAGTATGACAAGCCTCTGAAAGATATTCAGTGTTAAGAAGTTAAAGAGGTTTTTTCTGTGCTGACGGGCACTTAGGACAGGGTTGGCGGGTTGCTACAGAGTTGTGTGGCACAGAACTAGTTGCACCACAGAAGAAGCAAAGAACGCTAACTTCCATTAGTGAGGTTTGTGCATGTCCTGATAAATATGGCCAACGTCTTGGCGGAGGGCTCTTGTGTCATCTTTAATCTGGTAGAGAACTGCCCCTGCTGCACCGAAGAAGATTACGTTTAATACGATTAGTAGAATAGTCATGGTGGGAGGGTAGCACAAAGCCACCCTCCCGTACATGCTACTTGATTTTGATGGTCTTAGGTTGAAGCTCTTTAGGAACCTGCCGTTCGAGCTCAATTCGTAGTAACCCGTCTTCGTACGACGCGTTAACTACTTCTACATGCTCAGCAAGGGAGAAGTGCTTGTCAAAGTCCTTCTTCTTGATGCCATGGTGGATGTACTTGTATTCATCAAGTACGGTTTCTTTGGTAATGCCTGATACGCGTAGTACGCCGTCTTTAACCTTAATCTCAAGGTCTTCTTTAGCAAACCCCGCAACGGCAAGTTCGATGACATACGCGTCTTCGTTTTTACCTTGGATAATGTTGTGGGGAGGGTATTTTGTATCTGATTCGCTCAGCATGTCTTGAAGCTGAGAGAACTGGTGATTCCAGCCAATTCCGCCGCTGATAAGCGAAGTAGTGATATTTGGGAACTGAACTGTATAGTTGTAGCCTGAAGCCATAATATATCTCCTTAGACGATATAAGTTAATTGAGACCCATTTGGCGTCTCAGGTTTAATTATAACCGCGAAGAAGCCATTCGACAATCTTTACAGACTTTCTCTGGAATGCTGTAGACAATGATGGTCTTACAGTCAGTTGCCCAATTACCGCATTCACTGCAGTATCCCTTGTTATCCGCAATCTTAGTTTTACTCATTTGCAACTCCAACAGTAATTAGGCACCCGCTGCTCAGACTTACCGATAACAAATACAACCGAGCATCCCGCACATCTAGCAAGCGCCTCATCTGCCCCCAAAGTAGAAGGCAAATGCCATTCCAGCTTCTGCCCGCCCAGTATCTTTCTTAATGTATGTAGTAATCCCATAACCGCATCGTACCCTTTCGGCTACTGCCCCACAACTCACATGTTACCTGCGGTTCTTATCTGGTGGCTATATTGTCGACAAACCGACTTAACCTAGGGGGGTCTCAGGATATGAGACGAGAGCCGAGACGCGGTTAGGATTGTTATACAACCGTTATAAATGCCGAGCGTGTCGGTTGTTGCGCTTGTCGGTGGGATAGTGTTCTATGTACCTAGTGAACAACCGTTCACGCTAACCCTCTAAGGAGTATCAAATGAGCATATCTCTAAACGTACACGCGCAAGGCTTGGAAGTGGATACTACTATCCGCAAGGTGTGGGACTATGAACTACACGCCGACCCTCGCACCGCGTACTCACTACGCCTAACAACTACACAAGGGGACGAGGTTATCTTCTTCCTATCACTCAACCAAATCGAGTCAATAGGTGAGGCGATTGACTCTTACGTCGCTAAGGCTATCGACGTTCCCGCCCCTACTATCAACGACATCAAGCGCATGATTGAGGAAAACGAAGGGATATCACTATCATGAAGGAAACTATCTTCTACAACGGGTTCAACCTACTTGTTGACCTAATCGTCTTCGCGGTTACCGCGTTCTTCTTCTATCGTTCAGGTATTCAACGAGGCTTCTTCGAGGGAATGGAGGCGGAGGCGCTATCGCAGGAGTACACACGCAAGCACGCAGACGCTGACCTTGATAAGCATTGGGAAGGGGTTATCAAATGAAGACCTGCAAGGTTCTCGATTGTACCTCGACCGAGTTAGTCTATTCAGGAGTGGACGCCCTACTATTGGGCGTCCCTACTGAGGTCATATGCTATGACCACGCCAACGAGTACGCACTAATAAAGGACGCGATACATGTTGACGCGTAAAGATTACAAGGCGATTGCCGACATCATTAACAACGAACGCGCAGACTTTCAGGAAGGGGAGGACGGTTACGCCCTACTCAATGTCCTCTCCGCTCAGTTATCGCATTACATGGCAAGCGATAACCCTAACTTCAACCGCGCTAAGTTCTTAGAAGCTTGTGGGGTGAACTAATGGAAGGCTCAATGTATGGAAGCGGTATCTACAGCGACACCGTTAGCCTCACCGTCGAGTGCGAGTGCGGTAACGATTGGGAGCAGGACTTCAATACGGACGACTACGGTAACGTGGAAGACACAGTCAAGTGCCCCTCATGTAACACAGAGTTTAACTTCGAGCGTGAAGGTGAGGACATCAACCAACCAGACCCAGACTACAACCCCTGGGACGACAACTAGACTTCCTTAGAGGGAAGACCCTAGCCTTAGCGCCCTCCGTCGGTGCTAGGGCTAGGTTTGTTTGTGTTGGGACTATGGGCGGGCGGTGAAGCTGCACGTCCATAGTCCCAACACAAACATTCGGTGTGGCGCTTGCATATCTGAGAGATAAGAGTATTGTTCGCATTGTCTAGCAATAACGCTAGCATATACAGAAAGAGACGGACATGGCACACAATCTAGAGCAATTCGACGGAAAGACCGCTTTCGCATTACGTGGAGAGCCAGCATGGCATGGTCTTGCAAATGTACTATTCGATGAAGATGCACACGTTACAACCGCGGGAATGTTAGACGCGGCATATCTATCTAATTGGAATGTATCGCTTGAGCAAGTTGTACACCCACAAGGCTATCGCTCAATCTCTGATTCATTCATGGTTACACGCGATAATCCATTCGATAACGGCAAGGACGTTCTCGCCGTAGTTGGTGACCGTTACAAGGTATTTTCTAATGAAGACTTATTCTCATTCGGCGATAATCTTCTAGACGGTGGCGCACAATGGGAAAGCGCAGGTTCTATTAAGAATGGGCGCCAAGTGTTCGGTTCGCTTGCAATCGACCGCGAAATGATTCTTGACCCGCAAGGTATTGCAGATAAGTCTAAGTCTTATCTACTAGTAACTACATCACACGACGGTTCAAGTTCAATTCAAGCTTGCGTTACACCTGTTCGCGTCGTATGCCAAAACACTCTCAATCTTGCACTCAATGGCGCAACACAATCATTCAAGGTTCGCCACACTCAAAAAGCAGATGGGCGCGTAGATGAGGCGCGTCGCGTACTAAGTTTAACACATGCGTATCTTGACGAGTTCGAGACCATGGCGCAGGAGTTGTACCAGACCGCAATCACAGATAAGCAATTCACCGATTTGGTGGAGGCTATCTACCCAGCGCCAGACAAGGATTCAAAAGCCGCGTTTACTAAGTGGACAGAAAAGACCGATTTCACTAAGGCACTCTATTTGAACAGCCCTACACAGGAGGGAATCACTGGCACAGCATGGGGCGCCCTTAATGCACTTACTGAGCGCATAGACTGGTTCCGCGCTAATGGTAAGGCGCAGACAGAAGGTCTCATGGTTGCAGCGAGTGGACTAGAGGCAGGAGTCAATGCCGAGAAGGCGCGTATCCTCCGCGCAGTCAAGGAACTAGTCGCAGCGTAAGCCTAGACAACAAAGCCCCTCCGCGAGGAGGGGCTTTTTGTTTGTGTTGGGCTATATGGCTGGATGGCGAAGCGTTTCAGCCAGCCATATAGCCCAACACAAACATTATAACGATTGGATAACAATGTGAGCGACACGCGTGGAGAGAGTTGCGCCTGTCGGTAGCCTGTAATAGATTGCTCTTACTAGGTTCAGACCAACCTAGTAGAGAGAGAACGACCATGGAACAGACAACACTCTTCTATACACAGGAAGAGATGAACAATGCTATCTCTACAACCCGCGACTTGGCTACCCGAGACGCACAACGCACAACGAGAGATACCCTTATCGAGGTACTTCGCGATTGCGCCCGTGAAGATGTCGTAGACCGCGACACCGCACAGGCTATCTATGACCGCATAGCGAGCGCACTAGGACTATCCAGCGCCGTTATCGCTTCCCTCTATACAGTAGAGGTTATCTATCAGGGTGAGGTACTTCTTGAAGTATCAGACATTGAGGCAGATGACGAGGACTCCGCAGAGTCTGAGGTATCAGGTAACCTTGAATTATCAGGCACACTCCGTATTACCACCGAGTACGGCGACCGTTCAGACACCGTTAGCGTTAGCGTTGATGGTTATGACCTAATTGACGAAGTTGAATACAACACCTACGAGCAACAGTAAAGGAAACGACCATGACTAAACTAGAAACATACAACAGCCTTATCGCAGAGGTAGAGCGCGACACCAGCCTAATAGGGTTACCAGCCTTAGAAGGTAGCCTCTATGAGAACTTGGAAAGCGAGGGGGTTACCCTAAGCCTACCCGACACACTAGAAATGGAGACTCCCCTCTCCGCTTTCAGTGATTACGCAATCCGCGACGCAGTAATGACTCACGCTATGGAAGATGAACAGTTTTCCTTTGTCCTAGTCAATAAGATTACCCGCAGTGTTCACCCACGCAAGGATAGCCCTAGCGAGATTACTCAAGACGACCTTGAGGCGCTCGCAGTTTCAGCCCATGTGGGTACTATGTGGAAGCAATTCAGCCCAGCCATGAGCATTATGGCGTGGTCACAGCAGTTGGTAGAGGAAGAGCGCCCCGACCTAAAGGTGCCAAGCCTCATGGATATCACAGTAAGGCTAATCCAAGCCCGTGAGATGTTCGACTTCGCGGGAACGCGTAAGCAAATGCCAATAGATATGAAGGAGTCACTACTACAACAACTACAAGACTAAGGTTAGTGGGGCGTATGGTCGTGCGCCCCACTCACACGGCCGCTGAGTTTATTAGCATGGGTAGCTCAGCGGCCCTTTTGTTTGTGTTGGCCCACCCACCCATCTATTTAATAATAGAACCCTTTTGAAATAAGCCTATTCGGCTTATTCCATTGGACATATGGAACATATGTCCAACACAAACATGTGGGCGACATCACACAGCACCGCTATTGACAAGAGAGAGAGCCGTGTGCTAGGAGAGAGAGCGAGCGCGATAGGGCTATTGGGCTACTGCCAAATGTCGATAAATGGACATAGCGATACGACCAGACTTACGGATAGGGCTAGTGGGCTCTTATGTATTAAGAGAGAGCAGAGAGAGATTGTTACCAAATTGTTATATTCGTGAGCGTGGCGGAAGTTGAGCCCCGTCCCCTTCTATGGTTCACTCTCCCTATGAGTTACTACAAGGGTAATTCAGATAACCGCGCAGACCGCGCACAGAAAGGCATTACGACCATGACCCTAGCACTATATGTAGAAAGCGTAGCCCCCGACCTCGACGGACTACCTGCCACTTATCAGACCGTCCTATTCCCTTCCACCGATAACACTATCGGTATCTACCACCGCCACTCCAACGGCTCAAAGGGTCGTGGACAGGTATGGAGTCCTATCACCGTAGATACTATGGTGCTTCCTGCTAGCCCTATCATCAAAGAGCCCGTAGCAGTAGTCCTATCAGACCGCGACCTACAAATGGCGACCCTCGGCTCTATCACTAATATCGCAGTTAAAGCCATGTATGCCTATGAAAGCGCCAACCTCATTACCGCGACCGTGCCTCATAATTGGTCGGTAACAATGCTTCGTGACCGCCTATTAGAACAAGACCCAACCCTATCGGACTTCATCACAGACAAGCGTAGGACTAGCCCCGTTGTATTTACACAGACCCAAAATCTCGTAGAAAATGTCGTGGAGCAGACAGAGCCTATTAAGCCTATCGAACTCGTCAAAGAAGAAACAGAAGTAGCAACCGATAAGACTATTGACGATATGGCGCTAGCCATGATTACCGTGCCTGACTCCAAGTGGGCTAGTGAGTACGTTCACCGCAAGATTAACGGCGTAAGCGACTTCGACATCTTCGACAAAGCACTAGAGACAGGTACAAACGTACTTATCGAAGGTGGCGCAGGGTCGGGTAAGACTATCTCGGTACAGGCGTACGCTAGTGCTAGAGGTATGCGTTACTTCAATGTCTCGAACTCAAACGGTATCGAGCCTTCTCAACTATTCGGTGGTTGGATACCACGTGAGGACGGACAGGGTTATCGTTGGCAGGACGGAGCAGTAACTATGCTCGTCCGTCATGGTGGAGTCTTACTTCTCAATGAGGTGAACTTCCTACCTACTAGGGTTAGCACCGTCCTATTCTCACTTCTCGATTACCGCCGTGAAATCCAACTATTAGAGCATGGTGGCGAGACTATCAAGGCGCACCCAAACCTTCTAATCGTTGCCGATATGAACGCAGGGTACAAGGGCACACAAGAACTAAATCAAGCCTTCAATGACCGCTTCGGTATCAAGTTAGAGTTTCCTTACGATAGGACTATTGAGAACAAGGTAGTCAATAACAAGTCACTACTAACACTAGCCGACCAACTTCGTGAGCAGTACGAGAAGGAAGAACTTACTAGCCCTATCTCAACCCGTTCGCTAGTGGACTTCATGAAGAACGCTAGGACTTTCGGTATTGACTTCGCTATCACTTCGTTCGTCAATGCCTTCCACAAAGAAGAACGTGGTGGAGTAAGACTAGCGTGCGAAACACACAAAGAACTTATCGCAACAGACATGGGCGTTAAGATTATCTCTCACCCTGATAACGAGCAGTACCGCACAGAGGTATTGGCATAATGCGCCGTCCACACAAGACAGACCAACTCACCACTCTCGAATACGGGATTGGTTGGGAAGGTCGCCACAACGCCGAGACAGGCGAGTGGGAATATACAGACCGTTGGGGTCGTACTAAAGAGGAAATCTTAGAGGACTACCAAGAACACAAATCCAAACTCGATAGTGTTAGCGGAGTCTATCAACGCGCTAACCGTATCATCACGGGAGATGAGATTACGGTAACCGTAGTGGACGACCCCGACATGGATTGTCCTGCCCGTAGTAATGGCAGAGACATAGAGTTTAACGCTAACCTTATTGAGGACTTAGACACAGACTCTATTCTTAGCCTTCATGGGCTTAACTTCCACGAAATCGCACACGTCCTATATTCACCGCGCAAGGGCTCGGACTTAGGGCAATACGTAATTACTAATAAGATGAAGCGTGCTATGAACGTGCTTGAAGAGGCGCGTATCGAGACACTTCTCGCTAACAAGTATCCGATTACTAAACTATTCCTAGAGGCTAGCACTACCGACTATCTATTAAAAGATAGCCCTAGTGAGTGGGGTAATCAGTACCTCACTATCACGGGTCGTACTTATCTAGGACTCGACCTTCGACAAATGGTTGCCGATAAGTTTATCGCTCAACACGGAGTCGAACTAGCAAACCGCCTACACAAACTTATCCACGAATACAAAGGGCTCGTATTCCCTACCGACTTCGACCGCGCTAAGACTATCATCACAGAACTATCTGAAATCATAGGCAAAGACAACGAAGAACAGCCTCAATGGTCGAAAGAACAAGGACACGGGCACAACGGCGAAGAACGCGATATGCCTACACGTGGCAGACCCGAAGGTGCTAAAGAGCAACAGCGCCTTCAAGATAAAGAAAAGGCTAACCCTAAGCAGTTAGAAGATGTTAGCCCTAGCGTTGGAGCAGGTGGCGCAGACAACTCAATTTACAATGGCGAAGAGCGTGACTTCACAGAAGAAGATAGTGCTATCGCTAAGAAACTTACAGAGCGTATGTCCGAGATTAAGAAGGACGAGTATGTAAAGCGACAAGTAAGTGAGACTCGTAAGGCTATCGTAGGTAGTGACGAAGCGCGTAGTGCTATGCGTAACGCCACTTACAATAATGAGACTCCTAATGAAGTCTCAATAGGATTAGCGCGTAGGTTCGGTATTGAACTAGAGCGCATAGTCAGAGATAACGACCCGTATTGGGAGCGCCGTACTCGTAGTGGCAAACTCAACGTGGCGCGTACCATGACTCCCGACGTGAACGCTATTAGCAGTATGTTCGACACGTGGGATACAGGCAACGAGAACACAGATATTGAAGCAGTAGTCCTATTGGATAACTCGTCCTCAATGGGTGGGCTCATGCGTAAAGTGTGTGAGAACGCATGGATTATCAAACGTGGTATCGAGAGTATTCAGGGCGAAGTAACTATGTACTCCTTCTCTCATGAGAGCAAACTACTTTACAATAAAGTAGAACGCGCTAAGCCTAGAACTTATCGGTTCGTACAGGCAACAGGTAACACTAACCCTATTCGTGGGCTCATGGAAGCAGAGCGCACACTCACACAAAGCGAGAAGTCCGTGAAGTTACTATTCATAGTTACAGACGGACAATGGGAGATGACCGAAGAGTGCGATAGCATTATCAAGAAGTTAAACGACAGGGGCATAGTTACCTGCGTAGTATTCTTAGGCGACTTATCTCACTACAAGAATATGATGAGCGATATTGAGTACACAGAGTACGCAACTAACACACTCAAATCATTACGGCACGGCGCTCGTATCTTTAAGAGCGTAGTAGAGCCTAGAGATGTACTAAAGATAGCAACCGAGTTAGTAAAGACTAACCTTAGCCGAAAGAGGGTGGCGTAATGCCAACACAAACCGAAAGGATAACTAATGGGTAATCTAGGTGAAGAACTATCGCCTATGGACTACGCAGAGGCTATGAGGGAAGTATTAAACCGCCTTCATGACCTACTTCAACAAGATGTATTCCAAACCGAAAATGCGGAGAACTTAGTACAGACCGCCAAAGACTATTTATTCTACTTAGAAGATAACAGAAGGGTAATCCTATGAGTCAGCACCACTTCGTAGTCATGTACGACACAGAGACTAAACAATGGGATTGGTTCCAAGAACTAGAAGAAGGAGCGTTCCCGTCAGGTGGCGTGTACTCAACAGAACTTCAAGAGTGGTTAAAGCCTAGTGCTAGCGAACACTTAATGGACATGGACACTAAGGCTAGTGAACAACTAGGACTAGGTATCCGCTTCTTAAACTATTGTGAGGACAAAGATGTACGCCTTAAAAGTAACCGTTGAGGTTGATGAAGAGATACGTATATGGGACGGCGAGCCTTCCACTAATCACAAAGTAGTGGAGTACGCTCGTAAGCAGTTAGAGAAAGAACTAAAGAAGTTAGCAATACCGCACCGAATAACACTAAAACAAGTAGATGAGAAAGATATACAAACCGAACTAGAGAAATTGAGGAAATACTAATGGGCTTAGATATGTATTTATACGCGGAGAAGTACGTCAGTAATGCTAGCGATAGCATGGTTGAACGCTTCCCACAATACGCAAAAGAAAGAGAGATGTACCGAGAGGTCGTTAAGGCTATCGGTGGAGAGATGTTGCCTACCCCTGAATACGGTGGCATGTCTATTAGTAAATGCGTTGGATATTGGCGCAAGGCTAATGCTATTCACGGTTGGTTCGTGAGAGAGTTAGCAGACGGCATAGACGAGTGCCAACGTATAGATGTAGGTTGGGACGATATAACTCGATTGAGAGATGAGTGTATTAACGCGCTTGCTAACCGTAATAACGCAGTACCAACCGAAGAGCGCACTAAGACTATCAGCATGGACGATAAGAGCCCCGAAGAGATGATGAACGTAATCATGGAAGAGTGGGGTAATCAGAAGGCTAAGGCTAACTCAACCGTGTTAGATACAAGCGACCCACTCGCGCCTACTGCTGGCTTCTTCTTTGGTGGTACAGAGAAAGACGAGTACTATTATCAGGATATTGAATACACGCTAGATGTTCTTAACTCGCTTCTAGCCTTCAATGATACAGAGTGGTCGTTCTACTACCGCGCTAGTTGGTAATAACTAAATAGATTTCCCGTTGGGATTGGTCAGACCCGAACGTACAAAAGTGAGCATGACTAACTTTAATTAGTTAGTTGAGCAATAGTCGAATAGTAGAGTGTGCGAGGTTTTCTTCGCTTGGTAAGCAGTACTCAATGGGAGAGCAAGTAAAGAGAGTAGTCCTAGTGGGATAGGACAGGGTCAATGGTGTTATCGCTCCGCCCTACCTAACTATGTTAGGTTGTGCCAATGCCTGTCTATCCATAAGACCACGCTGTACCCACTAGGACTCTAACTAATCTAAGGAGAGACAATGAACGAAGAGATAATTACCTGCTCAAATTGTGGGTACGAAACAAGCGAAGTTGATACCAATACCGAGTTGTGCCAAACCTGTAAGAACGCTTACGATTTAGGGTGGAGCGACCGCGAATACAAAGGAGAAGAACAAAGTGTATGACCATGATTTAACACTAAAGACACGTCACCTAGCAACCAATGAGATTATCAAGCGTTACCGTGACGAATACACAGAACTATTAACAGAACTCAAAGCAACAAGCCCTAAGAACTACACAAGTCTTGCCCGTACTCGTCTAAAGAATAACCACCTTCAAGAGTGGAGAGATGAGCAAGAGAAACAAGCGGAGAGCGCAGGTATTGGTACTGCTCGCCGTCGCAAAGAGCGTTCACTAGAGAGACACAGAGAGCGCGTACGCAAGTTAGAGCAAGAGTTAGGTATCACTAATGCCTAGATACAACGTACGACTATCCACTATTCAGTATTCATGGGCAGTAATTACCGCAGACACAGAAGAGGAAGCCATAGGCAAAGCGTTCAAGGAGAGAGAGAACTCGCGCTATTGGTCTGAGGCTTCTATGCCTGAGCATGAAGTAAAGTTATTTGGCGACACGGACGACTAAAAGTTTGTGTTGGCGCACCACCCGTAGTACGCTTAAACCCTAACCGAGAGGAAACCTATGGCAAAGAAAGTAAATGCGGTATTTGACGCAACACTAAAGAAGAACCCTGAAAAAGGTGGAGCATGGCTAGCCCGTGTGACTACTTATGATGAGGGGTTAGAGGACGGTAATGTAATCGTTTCAACAGCGTGGTCTAACGCGAGCGCAGGTAAGCGTTGGATTAAAGAGATGGTTGCAAAGATGACTCCACGCAAGTCTGTAAAAATGGTTGCAGGAGCTGACCTTGATGTTAAAGGAAAGCCCATGAGTTTTGCTGGACAAGTGGCGTTCAAGAGAGAGATTTAATAGATGTCTTTCATAGACCCTATTGTTCCTAACCCTGATTGGGGTAATCCTAGTCCCAATGTAGACCCTACAGAGTGGGAAGAAGAAGAAGATGAGTGAAGAGAGAGAAACTTTACCTATGGCTGGCGGTTGCGGTGATAACTGCGCTTGCAATCAAGAAGAGAGAGAAGAGAGTAATCCTTCTTATGCCACAGTAGATGTATTTGTTGAACAGTACTCAAAGGCATTAAGAGAGTATTTACGCCGTACGCTTACCACAGACGGCACACACCACATAGAGGATTTAGGCGCTCATACTGCTAGTTTTAGCGAAGCGTTTGCCACTATCGCTGGTTACTTTTAAGAGAGAGAGATGAGAGAGCGTTAAAGAGAGTGGTTCATATCTCCAAGGACGGTCATGATGGTGCCTTTCTCACCTAGCCGTACCTGCGTTTAATCATAAGAAAGCCCCCTTGCAACTCGCTAGCAAGGGGGCATTTCTGTATTAGATTATTGGTTATCTTTAATTAACTTCACTTCGCAAGCGTCAGTAGTGCAATAAGCTTCCCCAACAGCATCGGCGGCCATACCTGCGTACACACCAGCAAAGTCGATTGGGAAGAGAGACATACGCGCTTCCTCATACTCCTCAGCAGTAATTTGTGTGTAAGGCATTTGTGGATAGACCATGTTGCCACTTGGTAGGAAAGAGACAGTTTTTAATTGTCCGTCATACATGTGTAGCACCTTGTCGATAGCCTTAGATTCCGTTTCAGGGTCAAAAGAGATAGTTACAGAAACAGAGTTATCAGACCAATAGCGTTGCGCTTGTGCTGCGAGTGCCATTTTCTCGTAGATAGAGACTTCTTTCTCCGAGCGAATTGCATTAGATTCCACAGGAAAGAACACAACTGAAGTCGTATCTGGTGACTCTGAAGCGGGCTCTACACGATACTGCGCCATTCTAAAGAGAGGTAGCATCGGGTCTGTATTAGAAAAGCGGATTGCACGTAGGAAGTACTTACCGCCAACAGGCCAGTGCACTCCAGGTGACTCACCAGCTAGGATAGATACAGTTCCAGATGGTTTTACTGTAGTTGTTTTAATAGATTCGCGGATACCAAGCCACTCTGAGTAGCCCTTGTCGTATCCCTGAATTACCTTGTAACCCTCATCCATCCATGTACGAAGTACGGGCAAGCCCTTGTTGTCAGCAAAGTTAGCAACACCAGAGATTGAAGTTCCAATACGACGGTTACGTTGCATAATTGCATTTGTCTCTTCCCAATGTGTAGGCAAGAGAGTGACAGTCTTAGCGTAGAGATAAGCAAACTTGAGAGTTCTCTTAAAGTCTTCCATAGATTCATGGCGGTTGAGGTAGGTCTCTACGAGAGTACAACACTCAAAGGATTCAAGAGACTGCTCAGCGCAAGGGTTGTAACCCATTACACGCCAGTCCTTATTGTTCGGAGCGTCAGCCAAACGACCGTATTGACGAGAGACATCCATCCAAACAACCCCAGGTTCTCCGTTACGAGCAATACCATCTACGATTGCAGATAGGTCTTGACCAACAGATACTTCAACAGAGTTGTTAGACATCCAAGCCCAACCAGGTGACTTAGGGTCATAAGAGTTGCGGTCAGGGAAAGCCTCAGCGTTCTTAAGATTAAGGAAGTCAGCGTCATCAATACGACCCATAAGAAGTTCCGCGCTTCGGCGCACGTTGCCCGAAACTACGCAAACTCCAATTAGATTACCAAGGTCAGCAATATCTACACGGCTTAGTTTCTCACCAACGCGAGAGCCAAGTATGCGACGGATATGATTGTGAAGGCGCTCTAGCGGTTCGTGTCCCGCTGCGGTTCCACCAAAGGTTTTAATCGGAGTGCCTGAAGGTCGGATGAGCGAGTAGTCGAATACAGGGCACTTCGTATCTGCTTTAAGGTAGCTATTGATGAGGGTGGCAACGGATTCAACCCAGCCTTCTCGGGTGTCGGGGATGACATATGTGTCTCCAATTTCGCATGGGTAGATGGTGAAGTCTTTATCTGCACCCTTGTCGTCAAAGCCAACGCCTACTCCAAGCATGGATGCTTCCATGAGGAAAGCAAAAGGCTTGGCAGGGTCGTTCTTGGTCATAGAGTTCGTGGATACAAAAGCACAGTTCTGAAGAGCCGCTGAGTTGCGTTGCTCATTTACAAGATGTGTACCCATAACCCAAAGACCACGTCCAGGCGGAGTCCACTTTAGATTCCACAGACGGTCAAAAGCTTCCTTAGCAGAAGCCGCGGCCTTAGAGTCAGACCAAGGTAAGCGGTTAAGCTTAGCGTGGTCTTTCTGCAAAGAATACATGCCGTTAATAACGCGCTCGCACACGTCAGTCCAAGTCTCTTTAGTGCCATCTTCTTTCAGACGAGAGTAAGTTCTTAGGAAAGTAATCTCCCCCACGGAGTTGCCTGCCGCATCTTGGTAGCCCCAAGGCACCTTCTTCTCCTTGTAACCTGCTACAAAGTCGTCCGCTAGACGAAATGACAAAGCCATACTTACCCCGTTCCTTAGTTTGAGAATTGATAGTTTAGTTGCTTAGTTTCTTTAGTTCACCGAGTACGCAATTCCATACCCTGCTATGGCTCTTATCATGATAAGAGTTAAGGCTTATCTTCTATGATTTCCTTAATAACTTCCGTGGTTTGCATTTCGTTAAGACCCCCTTCAGGTAACTCCCGAAGCACATTTGCTCGGTCTCCGAAGATAGAACTTAGCACACCTGCCGAACCTTGGCGCTCCACAGTCATGCGAATAAACTCACGTGAGTCATCCAGTTCTTTGATGGTTTTAATCAATTTGAAAAGGCGGTCAATCTCCTGAGAAACGTTAGGGTCAGCGTATCCACCACTCATTTCTTCAGCAAAACGCATAAAAGCAACGCGTTGTCCCTGCATTTCTACTATTGCATTGAGTAGTGACTTCAGTTGGTCTTTAGTCTTTACTTCAATAGGAAGGTTAAAAGCACATAGGTTATCGGGCTTAAACGCGGGGCAGTTAGCAGCTACAAAACAAGTGTTGCAGTTACGAATACTGCTTGCTTTGGACTTAACAATAGGTACGTCTTTGATGGTTCCATCGTCATCAATTTCGGTTTTTAATTCGTATCCAAATACAGGTAAGTTGCCTATTTCTGATGGGTCGCGGGGCATAAACTTCCGCACCTGAGGGGCCTTATTATCAGGTACAGCAAGGGGTGTTTCCCCACTTTGTTCCACTTCACTCCACTTGCTATTATCATGATAAGAGTTATCGTCACTCATGCCATTTACCTTTCTTTCGTACTGGTTGTACGACCAAACTGCCAAACGACATACCTCTTGGTCATCATCTTCTAAAATCAAATCTATGTCTAATCCAGCTTTGATATAAACGTTGCGGTATCGGGCGCGAGCCTGCTCCTTCATCCTCTTGGGGTAACGCTTAATCTGCATCCCATCCCAAACAATGGTTTCACCGTTAAGCATAGGGCTAAGCCACGCTAGGGTGCTAGCGGTCTCTGCTGATACCTGCCGCAAGTTATCTGGGCGGGCTGACCCTAGCACATGGAATCTGGTTCCTTGTGTACGAGACAGGGTTCTAGTGACCATAGAAAGCTGGGTGTTGTCCTCTAAGGACTCACCTGGCAATCCTATATCTAAGTAGTGCTCGGACATCTCAGTAAGGCTTGCAAGGCCAGCTTCAGGGTTCCAGATAGGCAAGAACTTACCTGGTGGGACCTCTGACCAACAAGTCTTGCGCTGTTCCAAAACAAACGCCTGGCTGGTGTACCTGGCTTCAATCTCTGTAAATGAGGCTATGCGGTCAATGTTGTTAGCAATAAACTCCTCATACATAGCGGCAAACGCTTCCATATCCAATGACCCAGCTTCAAGCTCTTTAGGCAAGCCTGGGTAGGCATAGATGGTGAAGTCATCCTTAAAGTAGTTTTCTAATAGATAAGGTCCACGCTTGGGCAAACCCCTCTTGAAAAGTCGATAAAAGCTAACACCAACGTGCCTGGCTGAAGTACTTTCTAATAAAGTACGATTGCTAGGAACCTCAGCACCCAGATAAATGAGCTGCATAGCTACTCTTTTACCCGTGGGTCTTCTACGAACGCTTCTTGCTGCTTTACTATCTCATCAACAATAGCTGACCAGCTCTTAACGCCAACTTTGCTGTCAGGTCTAAAGTCTTCTTTAATATAAGAAGGCTGCATAAATACCATTGTTGTCAATCCAGCCACAAGTAGCTTGCGGGCTAGCTCTGGGTCTGATGTAACTACCAGCTCAACCGCACCTTTGCCTAAGCAATACTCAACTTGACGAAACTCTTGGTTGTCCTCTGTCATGGCAGGGATGTCACGACCAATAAGGTCGTCTAACTTATTAATCTTATGTTGCTTTAACCAATTATCGTCTTTGTCTCTATCTGCGCACAGAAGAATAACTCTGTTGCCTTCATTAAATAAACGGTAAATGGCAATACCCTGATAAATAGGGCTACCCGTATGACTACGAAGTACACCGTCTACAAACATTACTACTGTGGCCACGATTTAGTTCTCCAACTACTTGTTAAATAAGCGGGTTATCTATTACCTCATCCATTGCATCATCTATTGTGCGCGTGTGCTCTGCAGTGCAGTCACCACACCCTTTACACATTAGCGTTTACTTCCTAATGCTCTCCTAATCAAAGTGTTTGCATCTGGTAATTCCATACCGTACGTTAAAGTCTCATAGTCTTTTCGGCTCTTGGTGGCAATGTCTTTTAGTTTACGTAATGCCTGAACCGTACCAGACTGTTTGCCCGCTTGCCAACGATAGTTAGCAATATCTGAATAACCTTGACCAGCGGGGCTAAATGCGGCTTTACGCCCTTCATGTATATCTTCAAATAAAGCAGCCCCTTGTTGAACTGCTAGTTGTAATGCAGATTCAGCATTGCGGCGAGCTGTATCGGTAGTCGCTGCTGATATATCACTTAATGCTTTTGAGTATCTAGATAAGATTTCTTCTGTAATAGAAAGGTCGCGGTCAGTTTTTAAGTCCCACTCTTTACGTACTGGCGGCTTTTTAACTTCAGGACTTACTGTCCAATCGTCTTCTGTTAATGAGTAAGCTGCATAGGGTTTAATAGTTTTAATGTCTGACCTAACATTTACATAAAAAGTTAGCTCGTACACACCAAGGAAGTTATTTGTGTTTGGATGCAACTCTTCCCTAAAACCAGCATTCAACATATCCGCAATCTGCTGGTCGCTCAACGCTTTATATTGTTGATTAGACTGACGGAACCGCAGGTAGTTGATTCCAATTAAACAATCAAGGTCCGCTGGGTTTCTTGCAGCGGTCCATTGATAGGAGATAGCTGAGCCTGCTAACCATACGTGGCACCAAACATCTGGGCTTGAGTACTGGGTCTTTAAGTTTTCAAATAGGATACGCAGGATAGACGACCTGACGTGAGGAACAAGCTTATTGTCGCGGAATAGACGCGGGTCAAGTCCAACCCCTGGGTTGCTGAAGTAGGAAGACTCTGAAGGTTCTACCTGAACTGGGGTTGCTTGTGCAACTAGAGCTGAGTAGAAATCCATTCAGTTATTATAGTTCTTTTTCGCGCTCTTCCTTGTAGATAACATCAATACGCTGCATCTTTTCTTCTACATCCAGTTTTGGCTTTGTCATAAAACCACATGCGTTGTGAGCATTGACAAATGACTGCGCCCATACCATTAACAACGTATCGTTCTCGTCAAGGTCTGCTTGAAATGAAGCAGTGCAGTTGCAAGACATTTCGATGAACATGGAGGACCACCTTCGTAGCTGTGTAGTTACAGTATATCGCGCTCTTCCAAGGCTTGTCGGATTGAACTGTTGGCTTCTTCAATCGAGTCTAGGGGGTTTTGGGCTAATTGGTTGATAATTGACAAGGTTATGTCGTCACGACGGATAGAGTCCAGTATCTCCACACAGGCAGTTTTGATGTCTTGGCGGGTAGGCTGATTGTTTACCTCAATTGGCATGGTCAAATCGGTAAAAGCTGTATAAACACCATCTTCACCCTTTACCATAATAAAAGCTGTTTCTACTTTAAGTGGCTCACTCATATAGTCCTCGTTCCTTGTATGCCTTTTGTTGGTTGTACATCTTTACTGGGCAAAAGTCACAAAGGAATACTTTAATAGTAGATTCGGCAAGGTTAGCCTCTCTACGTTCCTTTGCGGTATTTGGTTTTAAAAGCTTACGCTCTACTTTATAGTCAGAGCACTGACCTTTAGGACTATTGTGAACGCGCCAACAGCTCATAGCGTCTGATGAGAACGTGTCTTTGAGGTCATAGAAGTCTGAACCAAGACCTGCGGTTAATGGGTTTTCTTTACCCGTAAACTGCTCTTTAATCTGAGCCACAATGGACTCTTTAACTTTTGGTGTCATCCAATACACAACGTTTACGTCTGTAAGAATGCCTTGGCACCCTTTGCGTTCGTGTGGCCCTGCTACATCGGCAAGGAATGGGTTATCTGTTTGGTCATACTTACCTTCGCCAAGATATTTACCGCTCTTTGCATAAGGTATTTCTTCAATGGTCTTACAAGTCTTACAGACCAGAAGGAGTATAAACTCGGTTTCCATATTAGTTTCAGACATGGCTGAATACTAACATAGATTATGCAGAACGTTTAGCGGCTCTACGAGCTGCTGCATTTGGCGAGTATCCGCCTGTGCCTTTCTTCTTGCTACCCTGAACTTTAGGGTTTTGCTTCCATGCTTTTCCGTTTGGACGGTCGCTATTACGCTCCCCGCTCTTTCGGCCGCCTTTACCCTTAGCCATTAATTGCTAGTTGGAACAACTTGCGCTGGGTCTTCTGAATTAATAAAACCATAGTTCATGTATGGGTGTAGACCTGCGCGGTTCTTAACAACAAGCTCATCGCCCATGCCTTCAGCAATAGTTGTATTAGGACGGCGCTTGCGGTACTTACCGTCTGTTGCTCCTTCACGAAGCATGTCGTTCTCTGAGTGGTGACGATTTACAGTCATGCCATGCGGCCTTTCACTAATTTAACCTGCTTGCGACGCTTGCAAGAAGGGCAAAGCTCATCAGTACTATACATTGATTGTACTGGGTTCATTGTAATACCGCAGTCGGAACAGCCTTTAGAACCGTTATAAAGGGTTTGTGACAAGTCTTTTTGAGTGCGTAGCTTGACGTCTTCTGCGCCAGCCATGCCTTCACCTGTTGAATCAGTAAATAGACCTGGGTCGTTTTTCATACCTGTCCTAACGAGTTACGACTTGTTGATTGTGTGCTATTAGGGGTCTGACTGAAATCAGACTCTACGCGTTGTTGGGTTAAAGCATTGCGCTTAAGCCCAATTATGTCCTCAATAGTTAATTCGTTCTCGGTATACCCATAGCGAGCTGGAAACATCTGAATCTGTGGAAGCGGTGGGCGAACATACTCTTGTAGTTCTGCGCCAGGCATAGTGTTAGCCGCTAGTGATTGGCTGAGGAGCCTCTCCTGATTACTCGCGAAGGGCCCAATGTATTCTTGCGGTGGCATAGCAGCTTCCAAAGGAGCCACCCACGGACGACGGTTATAAACTCCATCTGCGAACTTACCTCCTCCTTGTGCCATTGCTAATTCCAAGCTGGACGAAGGCGTGACAGTTGTGCCTGACGACGCTTGTCCACTGACATTGGTGAATCGCTACGCATATTAGCTTTACCATCATTTTGCAAATGTGGTGCAGGTACAAGCTTCGCGTCTTCAACATGTCGCTTTACCATAAGAATACCATCAACTTCTTTTGCTTTCATCTGACGGCGAATACCAGACATATTGTCTAGGCCTTCAGGGTAATAATAATCTTGCATATCAATACGCTCACCGCGGTGAACACCACGCTGGTATGAACGCTGACCAACACGAATCTTAAGCTTGTCCATAACCTTATCGGACGTGCTTGATGGACGACCGCGGTCATCTCTACGTGAACGGATTGTGCCTAAGTACCCGTCTGGGTATTCAGCGGAAGGTTGTCGACCAACACCTAAACGAAGAAAATCAAGTTCGCTGCGTGCAACAGGAACACCACCACCACCGTAGTTAGTGTTCGTCCCATACATACCTGCTGCGCCCAGGTTTTGTACGTTTTGATGTGTAGCCATAACGACTATGGTACGCGGTGTTCACCTGATAGAACGGCTAAATCGCGGCGTGGGTCGTACCCATCTCCAACTACTAATGAAACAATACCTGTTGGCGACTCTAATCCGCTCTTGTCACGGAACCAAGCACTACCGCCATCCATAGCAGGTACTTGAATCCAAAGACGTGGGCCAATTTGGTCTGCGCGAAAATGATGGAAGTGACCTGTCATAAGAACGTCTGCAGAACCAACTGGTGTGCGACCTGTCGCTTGTCCTGAAATCCATTTGCCCATGTCTTTTGCTTGATGACCGTGCGCTAGCCCTAGCACCATTCCACCTAAATCAAGTGCAAGAGTTGCGTGGTCTGCTGGTGGATAACAGAACTTAACATGTGACAGCGCTGGGTTCTCCGCACAAGCGTCTTGCACAGCTGCTGCAACTTCAATCTGCCATGAGTCAATTGGGTCTGTCATAACAATACGGTGGGGCTCATCGTGGTTACCTGGTACGACTGGGATGATTAGTTCTTCGCACAGAGGAGCAAACGCTTTAACCCATGCCATAAGTATTCGTCGTCCAAGACGTACTTGTTGCGTTACACCAAGGTCACTGCGGCCAAGAATCATTCCTTTTTGGGAGGCGCTGCCTTCAATACAATCACCGAGCTGAGGGAGGACAACTGTTCCAATGCGTCTTCCAAGCTTGAGTAGTTCTTTGTGGCGTTCGACAGCTTCGTCAAGTCCTCTAAGGACTCTGTTAACTGTTTCTTCAGTTCCTCCGCCTGCGTCTTTGCCGTATTGAGTGTCTCCGATAGCATAGATAGCAAAAAGAGGGCCTGAGACTGGTTGTATTGATTTTGGTTTGTAATTTGAAATCTCCTTGACTAGTGCGTCATAATCTAAATCTGAAACCGCTAGTTGACCTGCTGGTTTTACATTAACACGCGCTGCTTCTAGCCACTCACCGTCATATCTTTGCCAACGGCTCTTTCTTACACTTACTACTTCCCAATCTTCTGGGTTTAAATCAAAGTCTTTAAATAAGTCTACCGCGTCGGGTAACTCTCCTGCTGTTCTAGGTGTTGATACAAAGTAACCGCCGTCATTACCTATATCTAGTTTTGCTCGCCAATCTTGTGGAACGTTACTGCGTTTTACTTCGTTCTCCATGCTATTTAAATCAGCATTAATCAATGCTTTAGCAAAGATGTTTAGTTTTTCGGACATGTGCAATAACCCCTCATATGTGAGCGAAATGCAGTTAATTTAAATGGAAGTTCAATGGTTGACATTAAATCTGAATACAAATCAGCAACAACTACTTTAGTGCTGGCCTTCACGCTATCAAATCCTGTTTGTTCTTCTTCGCTTAAAGAACGAACCCATTGTTCTACAACGCAACCTTGGGGCACTGCCGCAAGGTGTTTATTGATAATGTCTAACATTAGTTCTCCTTGATACGTCGTGACGCAACAAGAAGACTATCACAGATGCAACAAAAAAGCCCCTCCGTAGAGGGGCTAATTCGTTTGACTGTTTATGCGTAGTCAGCAGTTCCATCTGTGAAGTTACCAGAGGTGCGCTTTGTAGCTGCAGGCAAGATACGCCCGTTAGCTTGAGTTGCACCAGCTTCTGGTGCTACTGTCTTTTGGAACTTAACACGGATTCCGTAACGAGCGCCAATCTTATTGAGAACGTTCGCACGTGAAGGCTTTGCCATAGCAGTTGGGTCTCCAGCTGCAGTGTTGCCTTTCTTCATGAGCTTGCCAACTAGCGGCTTAGCTACACTTGCTTTATCTGATTTCATTTAGTTTCCTTTGGCCTAAGGGTTTAATTAAATATATGGTATTTACTATTTAAATACAGTCTTAAATGACAATAACAGTTAATACAATAGCTGAAATGTCGCCGTCATGGCTCTGAATTGTAGTAAATCCAGGTACATAGGCAATATCAATACCGCGTGGGGCTGTATACCCGCGTGCGATAGCAAGAGCCTTGGTAGCCTGATTAACAGCACCTGCGCCTACGGCGCGAACCTTACATGTGCGGTTTTCATAGATTGCGTGGGCAATGGCTGAAGCCACGGCCTGTGGGTTAGAACTCGCGCTTACGCGTAATGGTTCTTGTTCCTTTTTTACTTCATCTGACATGTTATACCTCGGTTACAAATAGTGGACGATACCCCGCGGTATAAATTATGAAGGTTTGCCCCCTTATGGTCTGTCTAAAGGGGTAGGGGCTTTAGCGTAAGACCCACAGATAGCACATTCCATATCTAAGAAGTACTGGGATAACTCATAGTCTTGAAAAGATGCTTTAACGTTCCAAATGCTGGATTCGCAATGGGGGCACTCATGGCACACCTCATCGGCGTAGTCCATAGTCCCAGAGTAATCAGGCTTCAGCTCGCGCAGTGGCTTGCCGTTTGATTTCATCAATCAGGTTCCTGTTCTTATCCATCTCAGCCTCAATTAAAGCTTTTTGTTCTTCAGAAAACGTGTCTTTGTTAGCTTCATATAGCTCTACGCCCACGTTAAAGTTATGTTCAAAAGTAGCTAGGTTTTGTGATAAACGAGCTGCTATAAACTCTTGTTGTTCAGCTTTACGAAAAGCAATCTTCTCTTGTCGTTTACTCATTTTAATCCCAAAAAGTCATAACTAGCCAACCAATTGGTATGCCAATTAGTATTCCTAAAAGTAATGATTCTGTCATTGACCGCCCCAACCGCTCCCTTTTAAATGAATTCCAAAGTTAGAGAACTGACGAAAAGCCTCTTTACCGCACTCACACATAATGGCGGGTGCAGGACCGTCTGCAATAGGAAAGAAGCTTTCAGTTAACTTCTGACAACTATCACACTTGTATTCGTAATTAGGCATCACTTCTCCCTAAACTTTGGGTCCTGAAGTTTATCGTACATTTCCTTCTCGTATGCAAGCTCATGCTTACCCGACACGAGCCTTGCCAAAGCAAATGAGTCTGCCGCATTGTCATCTGAAAACTCAGCATCCCATTTCTTGTATACGTACATAAGAATCTGGCTTTTAGATATGCCGTTTCCTTTACCTGTAACGTACTTCTTTAAGTTAGTGGGTGGAACTATCAATGGGTAAATCCCAAAGTCAAGCAAGGTTAGCTTGACCATGCCACCCAGCTCCCCAAGCATGTTAGCCATCTGTGAACCAAATGCGTAGCCTTCCATAGCCACATCTTCAATGTTGTCAAACTCGTGCAACCAGTTCATTACGTGGCTTTGAATATCCCGTAAACGGTCTATACCGCGTTTATCAGACTTGTACACCTCGGTGTAATAGTTGTTGTCGTCTACATAGGCAGTTATAGCAAATCCACTATAGGACTGGTCAACCCCAAGGTAAATGCGTTGGTTTTTAACCACGCCTTTGTAGAAAACCTTCATTAGAACCTTGAACGCATAGATGACGTACGGCGTGTTAGTTCACGGCTAGCAAGATTGTAGTAACGCTCTAAGTTGTCTTGAGTAGTCTCTAGCATCTTGCGGTATGCGTGTGCGTACATCTTTCTATCAGCTAACTCTTTAATGTTAGGTAATGCCATAACAGTAGCTTTGAGCATGGTTGCTTTCTCTGTGCTCTTACCAGAACTGTGTTGAAGTAAAGCTTTTCCTTCTTCAAGGCTGTACTCATTATCGGCTTCAAGTTCTGCTAACGAAGCACATGCTACTTGAGTACGAATAAAACTGTAGTTTTCCATGTACTTGGTAGCTAGAATCATTAGTTCTTGGTCGTCGACTGCCGTAATGTCCGTTGGAAAGGGTGGCGCTTCGATGTCCATTCTACGTCTAACAGGTAGACCTTGCGCTTCAAGTACTTTAAGAACCTCATCGCTTACCCCCGTTGCAACTATGTTAATCATCATACCCCCTGCACTTAGAACAACCAGTAGCGCTGATATTACACGCTATTGGTGTTTTATCTCTTACCGCTTTGACAATCATCTCTGCTGCTTCAAACAGTTCTGTAACACCAAAGTCAGACTTTGGAACTACAAACTCTTTAGCTTCTTGATTAGGCTTAGCTTCGTAGATAAGAACCGCCTCTTGCGGAACGTTCTCGTACCCTAGCAGTTCTGCTAACTTCATGTAAATCTGGACCTGTGTAATGTGTTTTTGAAATGGTGCTTTAATCGACTTCCATGCAGCATCAAAGTTGTTATCGTGCTCTATAAGCAACTCTGGGGCTTCCCACCGTAAAGTGCCAACGCCAACAGATTTAATCTCTAGCATTAGCGGGTCACCTAGACCAACAAGCCAACCGTCAGAATGTCCAAAGATACGTAGTGGTTCATAGAATAAAGGAACTTCTCGGTATTCTAAAGGCCCTTCGTGACAGTCTGAACCGCCCCAAAACATCTCTTCACAGTCTTGGCAATACCACTTGCCGTACATAACGCCCATTTGATAAAACCACTTCTGCCACTTAGCGTGGATAGAGTGACCCTCTTCAAACACAGACAATAGGGTTAGCGTTGTTTTACGCTTCTCAACAGGTTGTGCGCCACACAATTGAAAGTAAGAAGCGCGATGGCACCAAGAACCGCTTGCCATCTCTGAAGGGTGTAGAACATCTGTTCTACGGCTTTCATCTCTTGGCTTTGATAATAGGTATCGTTCTACAGAACCAAGTACACGCGTATCTTTCTTTGCCACTTCAATAAACCTCTTTAATGTGTTACCTGGTTTGTAAGTCATATGTCTAACCTATCACGACTTCTTAGTGTTTATCCATCCTTCTAGCGTCATACCAGCTTTGGCTGCTTTGCGCTTAAGTGCACTACGTTCACGGTGACTCATGCCACCCCAAATGCCGTGCTGTTCTTCCATAGACTCTGCATAAAGTAAACACTCTTTACGAACTGGACATTCTGGAAAACCATCTCTGCCGTAGCAGACAGCTTTAGATATACCTGCTACTACTCGGTATTTAGCTTTATCTCTTGGTGGAAACCAGAGTTCTGTATCTTGTCCTCGGCACTTTGCTTTGTATCGCCAAGGTTCTGGACCTGAGTCATCGTCGTACAAGTATGCTCCTGAAGAGTATGGCGCAGTTCTAGAAAATCATCTTCAGTTAACATAACGTAATTCTCGTTGTTAAGACTAAAGCCGAGGACAGGCGTCCGACCGTCAAGGATTGCTTCCTTAACAATCTTTTCCAAAACCGTCGCTTTGACGGTAAAGGAAGCTTTGCCAGTCCACTTATGTTCTATTAAAAGGTCAGTAGACCGTACATCGCCTTTCCGACTCCAGAATGCGCCGCTTCCAGCACTACGCTGTCCGCCAACTAATCCTGCTAGTCGGTCCTCATGCTTCTTTGATTCGCGCTGGCCCTTACTCTTCATTTACGTACTTAGACCCAGCTTTAATTGAGTCTAGTACATCCCGTTCAAGGGCCTCTTGCAAATCAATCTCTTCCCGAATGGAGCCAAGCATAGCATCCTTACCCATCCACTGCCTCTCGCCATACCGATAGTAAGCACCAGCTCTGACAATAACCTTGTTCATCGCACCGATAGCAATGATTTCCTTAGCAAAATCAATGTCACCAGCCTCTAGCTCCCCACCGTTACCAAAGTAAAAGTCAACTAGGGCAGTAGCTCCTGGTGGGGCTGACTTGTTCTTCATGACTCTAAACTTAATAGTTTGGCCAACCTTGCGCTTTTCTTCACCAGTACCAGCTTCAATCCACTCGTCACGTCGTACCTCTACGCGGGTAAAGTAACTGTAGTTCTTTCCTTTACCGCCAGGTGTAGTGCGTGGGTCGCCGTACATAACGCCAATCTTGTCGCGCCATTGATTAATAATGATTCCGATAAATGGTCGTTCGTGCTCTATTAATGAACGCTTAGACGCCAACCCTACCTTACGGAAGAACTTGTTGGTTAGGAGCGCTCCTCGTCCAACGGTTGATTCATCCATGTTCTTTTCATCTTCCGTGCTAGGAACGAGGGCAGGAAGGCTATCAACAATAATACAATCCACGGACTTACTTTCGGCAATCCTAATGACCGCTTCATATGCTTCCTCCATTAAGTTAGTTGATACTACGTAAACGCGTGAGGTATCTACGCCACACATCTCTGCGTAACTAGGTACCCACTGTTCTGCTGCAACCCATACAGTTGTAAAGTCTGGGTCTTTCTTTTGATTAGCTGCAATTGTCTTTAATGCAATAGCGGTCTTACCTTGGCTCTCTTCACCAATAATCTCATGCCATTGATTGGTAGGCCAACCACCACCAAGTGCTACGTCTAATGACACAGAACCTGTTGTAATGCGACCCATAAAGTCGTCTCTAATCTCAGAGCCAAGGACAATCGTGCCCTCACCCATTGCTTTGTTAAGGTCTTTTAATACCTTAGCTAAATCTGCTGTCATATTTGCCATTAAAGATGTCCAATGATTGTCTGTGGGTTATAGCCGCCTGTAGGAACTTGAACAGCCTTCTGTGCGGGCCCAGAAGACGGAGCTGAGTTAGCGCCACCATGTGAGCTTCCTGCTTGAATTAAAGGATAACCGCAGTCATAACAACGCCAAGATTCCACCTGCCCACTTTGAGTAATCTGTTTTGCAGCTACAGCGTAGTTTTGGCTTCTACATTCTGGGCAAGTTGGTGACATTGGTGCTTGATATGACGGGGGCGTAGGTGCATAGTTCTGTGGCATAGGCACTTGTGGTTGATATTGAACTGGTTGTGGTTGCTGTGTTGGAACAGGCTGCCCCATCTTTTTAGCAAACCAATCTGCGCTACTCGTCATCGTATATCTCCATATCTATGAACTCTGAGTTCACGGCGTTTGTGTGAATCATTCCTAAATCAAGAGCAATTGAAAACCCACCAATAAGAGTTGATAAAGCAACAGCTTTATAAACTGCGTACATACTATCGTAGTCTTCTTCTATTTCAGCTGCGCGTTCTGGGTCATGGTCTTTCATCTCTTTACTATGTAATTGAGATAAAGCATCTGCACTAAAGTTAGATACCATTTCTAGAAAAGGAAAAAGGGGCATAACGCGTTCAACTCTGGTCTTGCTATCTTCATGCTCTTTGGTGTCGCCTTCTTCACTAACTCTATTAAGACCTAGTTGCTCGGCTAAACTATTAATGTTGTCTGATATTGCAGTGTCGTATAAGTACCAACGCAATAGGGTAGTCATAGGAACATTAGAAGACACTATTTCGTAATCGTCTTCTCTGTTGCCAAAGAACTTATTAAACCAACTCACTTAGCCTCTCCCCACTTTTGTACAACTGTAATGTCAGCAATTAGAGGCACAGCAAGCATTTTAATACCTTCCATAGCATCTCTAATTGCTTCCTTAGTCTCTTCTACTAAGTAATCTGGGGTCAAGGTAACCAGTTCGTCGTGAACTGTGAGAATTAACTTAGCCTCTTTTGGTAGACGTTCGTAAGCCCTAATCATAGCCAGCTTAATGATGTCTGCAGCTGACCCTTGAATGCGCGTGTTGAAAGCCTGACGTTCTGAGCTTGCGCGAAACCCTATCTGACGTGAGTTAATGTCTGGTAGGTATCTACGGCGTTTCATAATAGTTGTAACGTAACCCTTGTTACGCGCCACACCAATTACGCGAGCTCTGTACTTATCTACCGATGGAAACTTCTCAGAAAACGCATTAAGCAAGTCTTTAGCTTGCTGAACGCTGCAACCTATCTGACGTGAAATCTTATCTGGACCCACGCCATAAGCCATTGCCAATACTAGTACCTTGCCCGCCTTGCGGTCTACACCCATCGTATTACCAACAGTTGTATAGATGTCGCCCCCACTTAAGTAGTTGTCCATCATAATTGGGTCCTCTGACATAGACGCAATCACCCTAGGCTCAATCTGTGAGTAGTCGGCTACGACTAGCTTGTAACCTTCAGGGGCAGTAAACAGGTTACGAATAGACTTACCGTGAATAGTATGGGGAGCAGGAACGTTTTGTAGGTTTGGGTTACGACTAGAAAAACGTCCAGTCTCGGCACCCCATTGAATAAAGTCTCCGTAAATGCGCCCGTCAACCAACATGCTCTCACGGTCTTCTGTCTTGGATTTACCGTTAACGGTCTTAATAACCTCACCGCCAAGGTAAGGGATTACATAAGTAGACATCAATTTGTTGTAGTCAGCATAACGAAGCAAAGCGTTTACTAGCTCATCAGTTTCTCTAAACTGCTCAATTGACTCAGCGCTAATAGAGTAATCCTTGTAAGTTCGCTCTTCATCTGATTTGTTAGCGCCCTTGCCAGTAGTTAACTTAGGTCGTAGACCTCGGCAACCTTCTTCCTTAGGACCAAACAAAATGTACTGTTTGTCGTTATTAGAGTTTAAGTTAAACACTCGACCAGCAATACCGTAAATCTCAGCGCGTACGAGTTCGATGTCTTTTTCTAACCGCTTATGCAAAGCTTTTAACTCTTTAATATCAATAGGAGCACCCGTTAACTTCATGTCGCAAAGCACACGAAGAACATCCATCTCAAGAGACATAACGCCCTCAACTTCTGCTTCTACAAGCTTTGGTACAAGGTTCTTCCAAAGTAAAAACGTGTATTTAGCGTCAAGGTAAGCGTATTTGGCTACCTCCTCAAAAGAATAGACCTCTACCTTATGACCGATGCCCTTTTGCATAGAATAACCAAGTTCGCGTTGTAGGCAATCGTCTAAACCTAAACGTCCTCGGTTTCCGTTGTCGTATAGGAACGACGCCATAAGTGTGTCAAAGTAAGGACCTTCAGGAACTCTACCGCCGTAATACTTAGTAACAGAACTAAGGTCAAACACTAAGTTGTGGCCAATAGTTAATATCTTCTCATTAAACATTAAAGGCTCAATAGCCTTAAACACCTCAGCTGGAAACAACTGTTTAGGTGCTTCTGTAAAAGACTTAAGTGCTTTCTGTTTATTCGTTGAATAGTCAGATTCGCGAAGCGGTAACCCTTTTGCTGCTCTCTTCTCACCTGCTGCAGTCAATGGATACGTCTCAAATAAGAAATCGCCGTTGGGGTGTCCCATAGGAACTACATCCCCACGACCGTGCGTTGCAAAGCTAATCCAAAGAACTTCGTTTACTGCTGGAATGCCACGTAGCTCCCCTACGGTTTCAACGTCAAAAGCAAATGCGTCTTGTTGAAGATAGTACTCAACCATCTCTTTAAGTTCTTCTTTGGTGGTAATAATGTTCAAGTTGTATCCCTTAATTAATGAGTAGCCAGGCCCCAAAGGGCCTGGCACTCAACGACCTTGTTATTAGGAAAGTGAAGCAGCGAGCGCTTCTAGCTCTTCCCAAGTAGGTTCCTTAATAATGGAACGGTCATATGGCTTCATTTCAGCAATCTGCGCCTCAATAGCTTCAATGTCAGTAATGCCCCAGTCTTCGGTAAGGTCACGAGACTTAACAGCATTGATGTGATAGACCGTGGTCTGCATCTTTCCTGTACGACTAATCGCCCAGTAGTTCTTAGTTAAAGGACCCTGTGGTGAGAAGTGAGCTGCGTGTAGTGACTTGTAAAGACGTGGAGATGCAATAAGCATCTGACGTTGTACCCCGCCTGGCGCACTAAGGTTAGCAATGGTGAAAGCTTTCTTGTCTTCAGGCTTGCTACCTAGCTTTACGCAAAGTGGGTCATTAGCTCCAAGAGATACAAACGAACGCTTTCCTGTTGTAATCTGCTGTAGGAAGTGCTGCTTGTAAATTGCAAATGGACCATTAGGGTCTAGGAACTTAACGATTTGAAACTCACCCTCGTTAAACTTAAACTCTTTAGGGAAGTCTCCTGATGGTGCAGATGAAGTCTCTGCTGCGTCCCAACCTGACTGCACAACTGTGGATGTGCTTTGAGCTGGACGTTCTGTTATTGGTGTATCCAGATTAGCGAACTCGTCGGTTTCTGGTAGATAGTCTTCTGTACGGTTTACTGCCATTTGTTTATCATCCTTTTATGTTAGTTTGCATTGTTTTCGTCTGCTCGGATTTGACTCCAAGCCTCGGCAATCTCATTACTGAGCTGTCGGTGTAATGACCATTCTATACGTTTTGTATATAGAAGTCCAGCCGAATCCAGTAACTCAACAAGCCTTTCAATCATAGCTTTTGAATAAAGCCTACGACCTTTCTGCTCCTTACCGTTAACCATCTTAGATGGTAGTCGATACGGTGCCGCAGGTATGTAACCCTCTTTAATCCAAGAACGTATGGAGATAATCGGGCGGCCTACTGCAGCCGCAAGCGCACCAATAGTAAACAACTCAAGGTCTCTGCCGTTGGGTAATGTTTTTACGTAGGGCTTTGCATCCCAAGTTGGAACAGGCTCTACTTCAGGCTTCTTAGCCACTACAGGTTTACGCTTACGTTTACTCCCTGGATAATAGTCATCCAGACCAGCAAAAGTAGAATCTATTAAATCGTCTGTCACTTATTGCTCACAATAAATGCGTAAGTCTCCTTAGCTGGAAACATGGTATCAATGTCCTCTTCACTTAAATAACCTTCATAAAAAGCAGCCATAATTGCTGCCTCATCAAGTGTGGGAATCATCTTAATACAAGTATCTTTAATACCGCGAACTGTTAATAAGTCTTCCGCAATAGTCATGTCTAGATTCTTAGATACTCGGCGTTGACGGGTAAGTGTTACGTCCCCAACGGTTTCGTCTTCAATCTTAATTACCCTATGGCCTTTATCATCAGGTTCTTCTAAAGATACTGTGTCTACAAGGCGTTGTTTTATCTCACTTTGACGTTTAGTCAAGAAATCAATTTGGTCTTTAAGCGCAAGGTATTGGCGTGTATCGGCAATTAAAGCATCAGTTGTCATAGTTTTATCCCTTTGGTTAGGGACAATAACTTAGTACTGGGTTAGATTAGTTGTCAAGCGCAACATAAGCTTCAAGAGCTTCAATGATTACGCTAGTTACTGTCACACGCTCGGAAGCAGCTTTCTTTTGCACTGCCGTCCATAGGTTGTCAGACACGCGGATAGTGCGCGTTGGTGTCTTAGGTGGTGTAGCCATCCTATAATTATACGGTAGCCGTTAGTAAGAATTGCTTTAAACTGCCAATTGTCAACGGCACCCCTCCTTCGTTATCTATACCTTCTCCATCAATCACAGCACTAGCTACAGCTGATTTCTGCTGTAAAGCTTCCCACTGTCGTTTTTCAATAGAACCCGCAATAAGAATGTCTTGAATAAGAATAGTTCCCCAAGTAGAAGAGGCTCTTTTTATTCTTCCGTTTCTTTGGATGGCTGCTCCTGATGACCACGGTAAGTCGTAGTTGACAAGAAGGTTAGCTGCTGGCAAATCCACACCGTAGCCGCCCGCATCACTACTAATGAGCACACGAATAGAAGCATCTTCATTAAAAGCAATCTTGTTCTCCTCTTTAGTCTTTGCATCCAGCTTACCAGAGTAAAGACGGCATTGTTCAGGCCCTAACTCTTTAGCAATCATGTCTAACATGTCTACATAAGTAGCAAATATAACTACTTTGTTAGCTTCGTCTTGCTCAAGGAAGTCTTTAACGTACTGAACCAAATAGTCAAGCTTAGGAGAATTACTAATACCATCGAGATGACCGCCATCAACCAAACTTGCAGCATATGCTGACCCTTCTCCGTTTAACTGTAAGAACTTTGTTGCGCTTGTTTTAAGTAAATCTGGATGCGAACATAGCATTTTAAGGCACCCAATCTTAGACATTATCTTTCCGCGTATTTCATCCTCTGGCCCACCACGTTTAGACTCATATCCATAATGAGCAAGTATATTAAAGTTAGCGCCAAACAAGGTTTGCGCGTCATCTAGTTCTTGTAATAAGTCTTGAGAGATACGGGTGTAAAGCTTTGAACACTTACGGTCAAACACAATCTCAATAGGGTCTTTATGTATTGCGTCAGGAAGGTAGGGTGCAACATCTGGGTCTTTTTGCGCTTTGCGCACTACTACTTCTTTTAGTTTATTGTTAAGAGTAGACAGATTGCGATAGTAATTAACACCGCCCCAGTTGTTACGCACAATAAAAGCTTGGTCAAAGATGTCAAAACGACCAAGAACACTTGCATCTACAAACTGCATGATGCTGTATAGCTCTTCTGGTTTACCGTTTTCAATTGGAGTACCAGTTAAAGCGTATCTATAAGGAGAGCTAATTAATCGTTTGACTGCTTTGGAACGTTTTGATTTAAAAGACTTGATGGCTGTGGCTTCGTCAAGTACGACAAATCCTCGTGGGAGGTCTCGTATTTGGTCCCAGTCGTTAACAACTTGCTCATAATTAAGGATGATGTAATCAACCCCCGTATTACGCCAGTCGTTGGCTTCAAGGTATTGTTCTGCTCTTTTCTTTGGCGTTCCATCAATGACCAAAGCACGTGAAGACCCATTTGTAAACTTCTCAATCTGATTAGCCCACTGGTATTTAAGTGAGGATAAGCAAATGATAAGGCCTGGCTCTGTAACTTTCCGCTCATCCATTAAACGTTCTATTGCTGCAATAGTAAGAACGGTTTTACCTAACCCAAGGTCATAAGCAACAAGTATCTTGCCGCGTTCGCACATGCGGTCTACGGCCTCTGGTTGATAAGGAAGAAGCGTTCCTGTAAACGTCATTCAGACCCGTTCAAACGGCGGTCAACCAAGAGCTCCAAGTCCTCTAGCGTTCCGCTGTTAGAAAGAATCTTGTCTACTTTATAGCCGTCCATTTCTTTCTCAGAGACATGACTATTAATAGCGTCTGTCCCTGCGCGTTTAATACGCCAAAGCTCTACGGTTGCCCCTTCTACCCATTCACCCATTTGTTGAAGGGTGTCGGCTTCATTAACAAATCGAACGTCCGTAATAACGTAATCGTTTTCGGGGTCTAATTGGCGCATAGCTTGGTCAATCCAAAACTGCTCACCAAAGATGTTTCTTGCAGCTACCCCTATGTTTTGCAAAAGTCGTCGTACCTCTGGATGCTTCTTAGCCTCTTCCCAACCAACAGACTCTACAAAAGAACGAAGGTAACGGGGTTCATTACCAACCAGCGTATACATAGGGTCCGCGTCAAAAACAAAGTCTCGGATGCGGTCAGCAAAAGCAACTCGGATAAACCCATGCTTTTCTACAAGAATCTTAGCTACAGAGTCTTTGCCTGATTGTGCGTATCCAGTAAGTCCGATAATCATATGACCGCCTTTAGTCCTTGTGCCATGTGCTTGGCTTTCTTAATCCCAGACTCTACCTCAGCAAGGCTCATACCGCCAACATCTTTGACGTCAAGCCCTTCATAATTAAAGAACAAAGCCTCTAAGTGCATTTCCTCAGACAAATGAAGCATAGTTAAAGCTGCAGACCTACCAGCTTCATCGTTGTCTAATGCAAAGATAACCCTATCGGCCCCTCGTATTAAGTTAAATTGAAACATAGAGATGGTTGCGCCGTAAGTTGCTACTCCGCCTTTGATACCGATAGAAGCTAGCCTTACCACGTCTAAAGGGGACTCAACAACAATCATGTCCCCGCTTTCGTACTTATCAAATCCAAATAGAGTCTTGCTCTTAGGTACTTTATTAGGAGTGTTATTAAAGTACCGCTGAGTATGGCCCTTCTCTTGCCATCCTAATAGAACACCTGTTTGAACGTTCCTAATAGGGATAATCCAGTTACTGTGTAAGCGGTCCCAACGTAACCCGTAAGCAGCGGCAGCTGAGGCGGTTAAACCACGAGCTTGTAACGCGTCCGTTGGTACATCCGTAAAAGCTGAAAGCATTGACTCTGTAACCGCTGCCATATCCTCTATAGGTTGAACCTTAGGTTTTGTTAAACGCTCAAAACGGGAACTAAGGTTAGCCGCAGAGCCAAGCCAATCATTAATCTTCTCAAAGTCAACGCCTTCTACATAACTTATAAGGCTGTACAAGTTTCCTTTGTAACCGCAAGAAAAACAGTTGTGCGCGCCAGAGTCGGCGTTAATCCACCAAGATGGGTTGCGGTCGTCTTTTCCCGTACGCTCTGCGTGAGCTGGGCAGTGTGCTTGAATCTCATCACCTCGGGTGCTGAGTACTTCAATACCTAAACGATTAAGAGTCTGCTCCATCTCCTCTACGGTCATAGGTC